CTTTCTTGGCCTCAGCAATCTTTTTGGCTTTAGCTGCTTCTCTAGCCCGATTTTCTCTTTCCTTAACTGCCATTGCCTCTTTTTCTGCTTTTACTCTTTTAGCAGCAGCGGCGGCTCTTCTAGCTTCTTCTTCTCTCTTTTTCAAAGCAGCTATCTTTCTTTCTGCTGCTTCTTTATCTTTTTTATCTTTTAGTCTTTTTGCAGAAGCTTCAGCTTGCTCTCTTACTCTTCTAGCTGCATCTTCTCTTTCTTTCTTTTGCTTAGCTTCAGCATTAGCTTTAGCCAATGCTGCGGCGGCAGCGGCTTTCTTTTCTTCTATTTTTTTAGCGGCAGCTATTACTGCTGCATTTTGAGCAGATGTTCGACTTCCAGTCCCGCCTCGAGGAGGTCTTACACCCCTACTTGTCGTTTTTATTGTTCCTCTTCTAGGAGCTTTAACAGGTGTGGATCTTCTTGAAGCTACCTTAGTTGTACCTCTAGGAGATACGCCAATTTCTCGCTCCATAGAAGATGGTCTTCCTCTTCCTCTGCGTGGTGCCATTAGTAAAAACTCCTCATGATTCCGCCGCCAAAGCCACCCATCATTTGTTGAAAACCGCCACCCATTTGCTGTGGTTGTCTTTGATTCATTTGACCACCAAACGGGCTTGGTCCAGCAGTTCGATATTGGGGTTGTCTTTGTGGTTGATTGTACATTCCGCCCATACCGCCACCGTAACCACCTTGCATACCGCCGCCAAATCCACCCCCATATTGAGGCTGTTGGCCGTAACCACCTTGCATGCCACCACCAAACATCGGAGGTTGTGGCGGATATCCCCCGCCGTACATTTGAGGTTGTTGTGCATACATATTGCCGTAACCACCGCCCGGTCCTCTTCCGCCGAATCCACCGCCATAACCACCGCCGTAACCAGGCTGTGGCATTGGCTGAGGATAAGGCATTCTTGGCTGAGGATACTGGGGCATCATAGGTGGTTGTCGGTATCCGCCACCCATACCGTAGTTTTGAGGCATCATTGGCTGAGAAAAAGGTCCACTGAACTGCATACCTGGAAAGCGATTGCCGTAACCTTGATTAGGCTGAGGCATTCTTTGTCGAGAAAGTGGTGAATAACCGACCTGATTTCGCATGGGAAGTTCAGGACCCAAGCTATTCTCCACTCGCATGGGCAATTCAGGACCTAGCGTGATGCGTCTTTGCGATTGCCTTATATCGGGTCGGCTTGGCATCGGACGTTGAAGCCTTATGTTCATACTTTCAGGGCCTTGAGTCATTACTCTAGGCCGAGGCGGTGGCGCACGGTGATTTGTTAGTACGGGCCTGTTATTTCCCATAGGAAGCTGCGATCGCCCAGTTTGTTGACCTACGCGACCAATAAGATCTTGAAGGTTGCCAAATCCTCCCACATATCCGCCACCTAGCGGCTCTTGATTGCGATCGTTGTCCATTACAAAGGGAGGGCTAAGATCGACACGGGTACTGCTTCCATCGGTATAGTAATTAGGATTGCCCATCATACCGCCGCCAGCAGTAGCAACTGGTTGATTAGCTTGACTATTAGGATTATTGAAAGCTTTTTTTAGTCTATCCATAAAAACTTTTGGAGGAGCAAACACTAGAATATGCCTTCGAACTTAGTCCCTCGCTGTGCGTCACCGCCGCCTCGAGACTTACCTTTGCCCATTCCAGGCTTAGGAGTTGCAGAAGCAGATACAGAGTCAATAGACGCGTACTTGACGCGGCCTTGGTCCTTAACAGTGAATCCGCCTTTGTCTACCTTTGGATCTTTAAAGCTTGTGGTTCTCTTAATCATGATTAGTTCCCAAATATGTTTTTGGTCATTTTCTCAGCTACGTTAGCCATTTGTATAGACTCTTGTAACTTTAGCCTATCTTGAGCGGTTTTGTTCTTCATGTCAGCAATGTCTGCCTGAAGATCCATACGCTCTTGATCCATAGCATAATCTTTATCGATTCGATCTTCATCCATTTCCATACGTTGCTGAGCTTCCATGGCTTTTCTTTGAACATCTTTAGCCTTGATATCAAGCTCTTCTCGACGCAACTCAACAAGCGGATCGTCCGTATCTTCTGCCTCAAATATCGGCGCAATCTTTTCAAGCATGTCAGCCGTAATTTGAGCAACCTTAGACTCAATCATTGCCTGCATTGGGTTAGGTGGTGGTGGTCCCATGGGCGCTCCCCCTTGCGGAGGAGCCAGTGAAGGGCTGGCCCCTGGAGGACCACTTGGAGGACCACCCATGGGTCCACCTAACTGAGGCGGAGCCATTCCTGGAGGTGGCCCCATCATTTGCATTTGTTGCTGCATCTGCTGCACTTCTGGGTCCTGCATAGCCTGCTGTCGTGCCATTAGATCAATATGCCCGTAAACATGCGCTTGAATCATAGCGCGAAGTTGAGGATTTGTCTTAACAACAGCAGAGTTATATACCGTGATGTGCGAGTCAATGTGCGCTTGATGATCTTGATCAGGAAACGGTGTAGCTGGCTGCATCATCATAAAGTTAGCATTTTCCATAGCCGGTGCAACTGGCATAGGCTGTGGTGGCGGAGGGGGAGGCGGTAGAATCTGATCTACCTGCTGTACACCCATCGCCTCATACATACGCTTGTAAGCGTTGTACATACCCATAGGACCATGGATTTCAGGGTTAGCCTGAACCATTCTTAACATCTCTTGAGACAACATCACACGCTGACTCATAGAGAATATGTTGGGGTCACTTACAGGAATAATATCTATTCGGTCATCAAAGTCTTGCTGAATCAGACCTGGATTGCCATTGGCCACCATGTACGGATACGCGGCTGGCAAGTTCTCTTTAAACGTTCGCGCAAGAAGATCAAACTCAATACGCTGAGAATAGTGCAATCTTTTGTGGATCGCGCTCATTACGCGACTGCCACGCTCTAATAACGCAACAGTCGTACCAACAGGTGCTTCTTGATTACCATCTCCTACTTGCATATCACCGATAGAGGCGAATCGCTTACCGGCATCAACCAACATGCCAAGCAAGTTTAGGAGGGTGCCGCTAGGTTCTTTAAACGGCAGAGGCATTAGCGCATCACGCAATGAGCCTCCTGGTGCATCCATATCTCGGAACTCACCTGGCTGTAACGGCACATCGCTATCGCGAATACGAATACCCCGCGCCTTAAAGCCAGCAGGTAAGTTCGATAAAGTCCCTGCATCAATCAACTGTCGAAGCAATGAGGTCGCCCCACGGGACAACCCACCGATCATATGCGTTAGGCCGAAACCATAAAAGCCGACACCAGGAAGAAACTTATAATGAACAAAATAATCAATCCGCTTACGCATAGGATCGTTTTGATCGTAGTTTCTTCTAATGGATAGAATTTGAGACTCGCTTTGAGAGATAGTAACAATGTACGGAAGCTTGATACCAGTTTCTTCACCATCGGCATCAAGATCTTCATAACCTTCGATGTCGAGTTCGACATGCATTTCAAGGATTTCACACTCGTCAGAGCTAGAGTTGCCAGATGGCTTAACGCCTTGTAGTTCATCTAATTCCTCCTCTATGTCGCTATCAGAACCAATGTTTGCAGTTCTGTTAGACATATTGGTTTTTCGATAAAAACCTGTTTGCTGAAGCTTCTTAACGTCATTGATTGACATATCAACAACGTGCGTAATACGGACAGCACTATCTAAACTGCTGGCACCGTAAGGTACGACCAAGTTCTCTGAAGGAATAAACCTAGAGACAGGTCTTCCCAGCGTTTGATCAAAGTGAACCTTGCGAAACGCACTACCAGACAATGGCAGATAAAACAGCATCTGGTCGGTTTCAGGGTCATATTCCTTCATGACCTGCGTAATCTGGTAGTTCATGTACTCTTGTACACGCGCAGCCTGGAGGTCGGTTTGCGGAGTACCCAGTCCAACGACTTGAGTCTTCACCGGGCCCCCAGGCGGCAACATTTCTTTATACGCTTGCGCCTGAAACTGCGTAACACTTTCCGCTAAAAGCGGATGCACAATACCGGAAGCACCCTCAAAAGGCTCGCTTCGGTCTTCAAACTTCATACCAAGGAACTCAAGCCCTTCTCGGTAGGTTTGTTCCCATTCCTTTCTAGACGACAAGTCATCCTTGTAATCAGCAATACAGTCGTTGTACAAAGATCCTAGCGTAGAACGATCAAGAACCTCAGCGAGGTTCTCAAAAAAATCATCGCCTTCATCCATCATATCGGGAGGCGGCATACCAATTAACATAGTCCCGTCATCAAGGGTTTCTATGTCATCATCTTCGCTAAACCCAGATCCTAAGATCTCATCAAAAGAATCATCCTCAACGTCAATCTGGATTTCTTTTGAGTTATCTTCTATCTCAAGTTCTTGGATATCAACGTCATCAACACCGCGCTCAATAGCCATGTGTTAGCCCCACTTCCTTTCCCACTTCGTCATCGAAGTCGATTTCTTTTTAGCCTTGACCTTGGCTTTCGGCTTGCGAACAGCACCACCCTTCTTCATCTTCAACATGCGAGGGTTGTCTTTCTCAGGGAAAAGCTCTTCAAGATCGTCTCCCTTTTTGCCCTTCTTGATCATGATCATGATCGAACCTTTTCTTTCGGGCATCTCTTCGGTCAGATAATCCATAAGCTCATCTTCATTTTCACGAAGATCTTCAAGCAATGAATCATCCTTAGAACCCTCAAGAAGGCGCATGACCTTTTTGTACATATCGGTGTTGGACTTCATTTGATTATTCCTTGTCCGCATACAAGTTATCAAAAACTTGGTTTACGTCTAGCGTATAGTCTAAATCAGACTTGCTGTAATGAATATGCTGTGAAGGCTTAAAGTCTGGCGCACCTTCACCTGTCTCAAACCAAGCAGGATGCGTAACTCTAACCCTGTTATTGGGTAACGCTACAATATTTCCTGTCCATTCGCCAGCATCAAGCAACTCAAGAACATGCGATTGCTTGTGTTGCGCGGGATCATCAGCGATCTCATTCTCCGCGTAGTCTACCGTAAAAAGGTATTTTGCAGGATAAAATTCACCATCGATCTTAGCCATCCATGGACAAGGTGTGCAGCGATCAAGCACATAAACAGAGTGAGTATGAGAACTGCAATCCCAAGGTTGAGCAGCCCAGACAGGCATCGGTTCAGGCCATTCTTCAAACGGCGTATCACCGACCAGCGCAGTGATCGGCATTCTTGCCCACATTGCGCCACCGTGTACGTTAGGCTCGTCTTCATCAGCTTCGCATCCAGTAAAGATAACTTGAAACGAAAGACATCGAGTAGGCATGGTAGTCACAGCGATGACCATAGCGTGTAAAAACTCGCCATGGTATCGCTCATGATTAACCGTGTATTCCCTTCTTACCCACGCCTTGAAGTGTGGGATATTGCTTTGGAGATAGGCCATGCTTAACGCATAGCCCTACCAAACCCTCGCTTGGCCGCACCAACTCCGCGAGCTTTCTTTCTGCCTACAGAACCACCTTTCTTGTATCCAGGTGGGACCTTACCGCCCATCTTGCCACCTTTTGAAGCCATCTTGCTTCTCATGGCCATACCGCCCGTGTTCATGCCAGGAGGAGTCGCCTTCTTTCGTCCGCGTCCACGAGCACCAGCCCTCTTGCCAGGTTTGAATCCGTACTTATCAGAAAGATCCTGAATAACACTGGTTGATTGCTTAGATCCTTCCTTTCCTTGAACAGAATCAAGAAGCTGTCTTTGAGCACGACTTAAAGTAGCTCGGCTTTGAGCGCGACTCATAGGCGGTTTTTTACCACCTCTTGCAGGTGCTCCGCCACTTACGCCTGGAGCCGTTCTTTTAGACATACCTATTGCGCCACCTCGGGCATAACCTTTCTTTTTCATCATTTCTCCGCCTTTAGCTTTTTTAACGGGCTTTTCTTTTTTACGAATAAAGTCAATAAGACCTTTGTCGCCACCAAACTTCTCATCATCGCCTAATAACGCTCTAGCAAGAACACCGCCAAAGGGCCGGAACTTAGCGCCCTTACCAAACAAAAAGCCTTTCTTGCCATTTCTAGTAACAACCTTTTTGCCGCTGACTTTTTCAATATCTTTTTCAGTTACTTTATCCTTGTCTTTTTGGATCTTTTTAATTTGCCGATCAATATCATCCATCTCGGCTTGACTAATCTCGTTGTCTTTGGACTTAGCGTTAGGGCTATACTTGTCTCCAATCCTATAAACTGGCTTTCTTTTTGAAGCAGGCTTGCGCGGCTCTAACTTATCTTTAAGCGCAGCCTTTCTAGAAGCATTTGAGGTAGACTCAAAAGCATCTCCAGGCTTGTAAGTAGGTTTTTTAGGGTTGTTTAAAGAAAGAAGCTCTTCTTTCTTTTCTTGTTTTTTGCGGGTTCCTCGGGTTGTTACCGCCATGATCGTTTCCTTATCTCGAGATTAATAATATGCGCGTTTGTCTCGGTAAACTTCTTCTTCAATCTCGTCAGACTCAAGGTTAATGAAGTTACCTTGTCTGAATCTTAGTATAGCTTGGGTCATAGAGTCTACATAATCATCATGCTCGCCAAACGGGAACGATGCACACTCCTCAATCACCTCATCCGCAAACACAAAATCAGGTGCCCATACCATCCCAGACTCAAATACAGGGCTCACCGCATGTACCCGTGTCATCTTATCGTTACCCCGACTAGGCCGGTAATTCACAACAGGTATACCCATCGCCCTCAACTCATGGGTCAACGGCGTACCACTCGCTTGGGCCTCAACAAGTACCATATCAGGCTCATATTCCTTGTACTGCTCCATAGCTTCAGCTTTCAACTCAGGAAAGTCCCAACGACCACGCTTGGCATCCAGCAGAATAATCGCATCACTACCACCTTCCTGCGGCGTAAAGACACCCCAAGTCGTAATCGCACTGAAATCCGCCGTCTGACTCTTACTAAACGCCGTATCGTAACTCTGAATCACATAATGACAGCGGGGAGGCTCATCCTTCTCCCAGATATTCCACCATTCCCGCTTAATGATCGCGCCTTCCTCAGAAGTCGGGTTCTGCTGGTACTGAGCATTCCACTTCGAAACCGGAATCGACGCCTTAACAGACTCTAACTCCTCCCGCTTCCAAAACTCCGGCCACAAAACATTACCCGAGTCCTCAAATATCGCAGGCAACTCGATAACATCCCACTTATCCGCATGGTTTTCTGTCTGACGCTTCAACAAACGACCCGTAAGGTCCAATGTAGACCATCGGGTCATCACAATAACAATCGTCCCACCTGGTTGAAGACGCTGACGGGGACCCGAGGTGTACCACTCATAACAAGCATCCAGCAGATTCACACTCATCGCGTCTTGCTCAGAGTGCGGATCATCAATAATCAATAAATCTGCACCCCTACCCGCAATGGCACCACCGACACCAGCCGCAAAATATTCACCCCCCGCACTGGTCTGCCACTTACCCGCACTTTTTGAGTCCGAGGCCAAAGAAACATTATCAAAAATATTATTATATTCCGGTGTGTCCATAAGGTTCCTGACCTTGCGGCCAAAATTTATAGACAGATCAGCAGTGTGAGTCGTCTGCATAATCTTCATCTCCGGCTTGAGTCCCATGATCCAAGACGGAAAGTAAACAGAAGCAAACTCAGACTTCGTATGACGCGGGGGCATGTTCACAATCAACCGCTTGCACTTACCCTGTGCAACCTCAGTCAACTTGTCCGCAATAATTCGATGATGACTGCCCTCAATAAACCCAGGCCAAATGTGCCGGATGTACTCCATAAACGAGTCTTTGCATTTATCTTGAGACTCCAACATCTTGAGGCGCTCCTTGAGCATCAAGATCTCTTTCATCTCCGATTCCGCAATGTGGCCGAGTTGGGGCATTTTTAATTTTCAACATATTTGTGGGTGGCGAACGTTATTATACTACAGCACAAAACGCTCCCCCCCAAAAGGGGGGGATGGGCTCGCAAGCGAAACCTGCCAGCGAATCGCGAAAGACTCAAAAGGGACCCGTTGGATTTTGTTGATCATGCCAGCGGTGCTGGCATCTATTCGCTTCGCTCAGTAATCATGAAAAGGTCCAACTATTTTGCTTGATGTTGCATAGAACAGTTGACTTTGTCATCTAAAACCTTTATTGTTTAACTCTGTTATTCAACAAGGGATAACAGATAAACACAAAGCAATTAAAGGAAATTAATATGCAATACGGAAACAGCAAAGACATGTTCAAAGAGATCGGAATCGTTGACTCGCGATTGTTCGCGGTTCGATCAACCATGGAACGATTGCACGAGACATTCTGCTACATGGATCACGGTCAACGCCGGATCTTAAAAGACTGGTTCGATTCATTCGATTCAATCACCGATGCTATCAATGCATTCGCAGAATTGGAAGAAGGCAATTTCGCCGATCTATAAACCCATCAGGCGCCTACGGGCGCCTTCATTCAATTAAGGGATTGACATGAAAAAAAATGAACTAAAAGCGTTAGTAAAAGAAATAGAAAAACTCAAAGCATCGCCAGAGGTAAAGCGATTGGCTGAGCTGGAGCGTAAACTTAAAAAGGAAAATGCGGAGCCGAAAGAGGTTATTAAAAATTCGATCGGTGTTAATGAGAACGGATTCACGCGGTTCAAGCACAAGCCATCGAATCTGATTGTGACCTCGCGAGATGCTGGCAAGATCATCGGGTCAATCAACTGGGGAGGTCAGCGATGGGATTGGGGTTTAACGGTTCGGACACCGAGCCCAGAGATCCAGAAGGTCGTGACAATCAATCCAATATTTTAAATCAATCGGGCGCCTACGGGCGCCCTCATTGGAGAATC